ATTACCGGGGATTCTCTATTCGCATAGGCAAGCTTCACCATATTGGCACAGGCCCGCATAGCGATATTAGTAATCCCTTCAGGGATAATCAGTTTTTGAATATCAGAAATCCATAGATAAGAACCAATCGGCTTAATTATTTTTATCCCTATTCTTTTTATCTCCTTTAGATCATCATCACACCCCAGATAGAACCGGCATAGCTTCCATTCATCTGCTCCCATCTTAGGGAAATCTATTGCTTTTAATACTGTTTCGGATTCTTCGCCACCATATAATATCAACTGCATATTACCTGCCAATACATTATTATATGGCTTGACCTTTATCATCAGAATCTTGGCATCGGAGAAATTTTGAATTAGGGGATTAATATCCCTTCCTGCTATAACTGTCCCGCCAGCGACTGTGCTATCTATTTCAATCTTATTTATTGCAAAAATATCTAAATCGGGAAATTTATCTTTATTGGTATCTATTATTACTTTTACTCCTTTAACGGAAATAGCATTCCATAATTCTACTCCATAATCAATCATCACCTTGTCTCCGAAGGTCAAGTCGGTGATCATATCCCGGTTCCGGTTAGCATTGATTAAACTGGCTACTTCTTTCAGCCATTTCAATATCAATTCCTCTAATTCTGGTTTACTCCCCAATCCTAATTTATCATATTCAACTCCAGTATATTTTATAACCTCATCAACCGAAGAATAATATAATTTTCTGGCCATTTATATCACTATCCTTTTTTCCCGAATATTTTATATTTCTCTTCAGGGTGCATCTTGGAAATATGAGTTAACAGACCGTGCTTATTGTGATATTCCTTCTGACAAAAAGGACATATACAAATAAGTCTCTCAATTTTTAAAAACCTGCAAGCCTTTATCTCCTTGAACCCCATCTCGTCGGTAATTATGTCCCTTGTGCCTTCGGGTGGGAAGGCACTCTTTCTCCTCACGACCTTTTCCTCTTTAATATTCTTAATTTTCATTTTGTATTTAATCATCTTATGATTCCTTTCTTTTTACTCTATATGTTCAATCCGCAAGCTCACGTGAGCTTTGATTTCTTTAAAAGTTCTCATATTGATTGTCAATTCTCCTGAAGTTTCCCCAGGTAGAAAAAGATATCCGCCTCGGTAGATGGTGATTGCCCCTTTGTTAAAAACTCTTATCTTGTTTGGATACTTTGCGGTATCTTTTACTTTAAAGGGATTTTTGTTAATATAGTATCTCTTTCTGTCTTTGTTCCCAGCCTCTTTTAAGGCTACTTTAATTATATATTCAAATTTATCCTTTTCTTTTTCCAGAATACTATCATATCTCATTTTTCTGGTTATCTTTATTTTCTCTAATCTCTCTGGAATCGCCTTTAAAGTTTCAGGTTCTAAATCATCAATTACAATTCCCCATTTATTTCGATATACATCCATCGACTTTTCTCCACCCTGATAGCCGATAGTCGGTATTCCAGAAGCAAGATAATCATAAAGTTTATTTGGTCTGGTTGATTGTGCATATTTGAATGCTCTTTCTGGAGTATTTATATCATTATTAGCATGAAGTCCTGCTGTGTATTTGCTCATTTCTTCATATATTTTATTACCAGGAATATATTCATGAAGAATGCATCCAATATTTTTTAATTCGCCAAATAGATTAGGATTTCTGAATCTCGTAGGATACATGTGAACATTCCAGCCAGCTTCAATGAATTTCTTAAAAATGTGATGAAATGCTTTATAATTAAAATTCATTGCTCTCTCTTTTGTGATTGAATTACGCCAATGTCCTATAATTCCTCCTGCCATGACTAAATGAAGTCCTTCTAATTTTTGTCTGGGTTTAAAGTTGATATCTTTTCTTAATGGTTTATTATGAATTACAACATATTCAGGAATATGCCAATCTAATGTCTTTTTCAACATTTCATAATATTCAGCATGTTCTTCACTACTAAATATCACTGCTGATGCATTCTCTATTTTCTCTCTATCGTGAGATAAGATTTTTTCATTAACCCCAAATCTCAAACTATATACATCATGCTCTACTAATATATAAGGTATATTCTTCTTTAAAAATTCCTTATATAGGAAATGAACATCTCCCCAGCATATTCCTAAATCAAGATCTTCTTCGATTTTTCCTCTCGTAAAACCGATTCCGAATTCTTTTTTTAAAAGTTCAGGCCATTTATATTGCGTTCCATCATACCACCAGGTAGAAAGTAGACATTGAATTTTTTTACCTTTAAATGATTTTTTGCGTATCATGTAAATTTACTCCTTTCATAATTTTTTACCTATATAATAAATTTCTCCGAATTCTTGAGGTTCGGTAATTTTCGATATAGGATATTCTTCTATATTTAAACATTCAAATTCTGCTATATCTAATAATCTTTTAAGGCTATTTTGACAGAAGAAATTACAATGAGTTAGAGGTTCCTTTAAATGTTTCCATTCATCAATATATCCGATAGGAACGGCTATCAATATTATTCCATTCTCCTTCTTCAAATGCTTTTTAAGAGCCAAAAGATATTCCAGAGATTTATTCACGTGCTCCAATACATGAATTACGAGAATAATATCATATTCCCTATCTTTACAGCATTCGAGATTTTCTCCAATATATTTTATTTTTTCATGCATAGGGTACTTGCTCAATTCTATTACTTCGCAATCATATTTATTCCTTAAATTGATGCACATCTGTCCATGTGAGCCCCCGAAATCGAGCAATGTTTTGGCTTCGGCATTTGCATATTTCTCAACATATCCCCTTATCCTCTTTTCCTTTATTGCATCAATCCAGGCAAATCTCGCTCTTATCTTTTCCTCTCTATCCCTGTCAATAGCATTCATCTTGTTGATATTAGGTTTTTCTATACCCATCCCTTCAGCAATCCAATGATATTTAACCAATACTTCCTCATCGGTGAACCGGGGATTTTGGAAGATAAAATAACAATCATTGCATCTATACATCTTAAATTTTAACGTTCCATTTCTATCGCATTTTGCTACTTTATCAAAGGCAATCCTCAATCTTTTATCCCTGTAATAATCCTCTATCTTTTCGGGATAATGATATTCCGTTTCTTTTATCTTCATTATATTTCCTGATTCACATACCGGACAATCCTTTATATAAATCATTTGCTTCTTTTACCTTTTCTCCAAAATGAAGTCTTGATATAATCAGGTGGAGAATCCCATTCTTCTTTATGCAGGGCTTCCATCTCATATTCATTTATAGTATCTAATATATTTTTTAATCCTATTTCAATTCCCCAATCATGTGCAGCAATTATCGAATCTGGTTTTAGCAATCCGGCAAAATAATTAAATTCTTCTATCTTATGATCACCATCACACATAAAGAATATCGGAACGTCAGCATATTCTTTTATCTCATTGACAGAGGTTTCATGAAAGCAATCTCTATCAATGAATCTTATTTTTAGTAACTCAAAAAGTTTAGGTTCTTTGAATTCCTTTATGTCATAAGTTAATAATGGTTTTAATCCTCTCTCATAACATTCCAATCCCAGAAATATGGATAAAGCCCCCTGTATTGTGCCTATCTCTATTATTCCTTTTATCTGTTTATTCTCATTCAAGATATCATCTATAACTTTATACATCCAATATGTATGACGTTGATAAATTCCTAAGAAATACCCATACCATCTCCTCTTCTCACTCCTATACTTGAGATAAGTCAGTTCATCTATCTCTTGAGTAGTTATTTTTGACATTAACCCCTATTTCCCTTCTTCTAAATATCTTTTATTTAATTTGATAGCTATCCTTAATAATTCCATGCCATCTTCCCCTCTCAATTTAGCAGTATGAAGCATAAAATCAGAATCCTTCGGTAGGCATTTTCCTCCTGCCCCTCTATAATTATCATGATTTGGTATCAAATGCCTTTCATTTATCTGTCGGTCTGCTTGGAATATCCTGTAAATATTTTTATAATCACAATCGTATTTCTTGGTTATGTCGAATAACTGCTCTGCATAGACTACTTTTATCAGATACAAGCTATTCAAAGCCAATTTCGCTATCTCTGCTTCAATAGGTTTCACTTGAATGATATCATCAGTAAGGATTATATTTTTATTAAATTTAAACATATTTATTAATATTTCAAATGCCTTATCATTCTCAGTTCCGATAACTATTTTATCGGGATTTATCATATCATTGGCTACATTCCACTCCCTCAAGAATTCAGGCATATAAACTATGATCCGTTTATATTTCAGAATCAGAGAATCTGTCGTCCCCGGTATAAGGGTAGTCCTCAATACAATCATCGCTTTTTTATTCTCTTTTACAATATACTTCACTACTTCCCTGACTAAACTCATATCTTCACTCTTATCATTCACACATACGAATATTACGTCCGCATCGTTTATGTCATCTCTATATTTCTTTTCAGGATCGTATTTCTTTATATTATAGGAATGATAACTCAACAGTTCATATAAGGCATTCCCCACTACACCTAATCCAACAATGCCTATCTCCACTTGATTCCCCTTTCTAAAAAAGAGGCAGTAAATATTGCTACTTACTGCCTCTTGATACTACGATTATATTGCATCCTATTATGATACTGGATTTTCCTTTTCAATATAAGCAACAGTGGCAGCATTCTCATCTTCATATTCACAAGATACTTCGAGAGATAAAACAAAATCGGTTCTACGCAATTTCGCTTCTCTTTCTCTCTCAATAGCAATTTGCGCGAATACTCCCCAGACCAAGTTATTAGGATAACCGAGTAGACATATATTTCCTGGTCCACCAGCCGCAATCGTCTTTGCCCTTTCAATCATAGGGACTCTTCTCACTGGAATACCCTTGTAAGCTATTTCTATAAATCCAGTTTGAATGCTATCCCCAAGTCCAGTATTCCTCTTTTTCAATATATTCCGATACTTATCCTCTGTATCAAAATCTACCCAAAATCTAAAGCCAGCCCTATTTTTCAAGTATTGTTTGGGAGTTGCATCTATTATCGCATCGAACATATTTTCGGGGAAAGTATCTGCAGTAGGATCAAAATCTTTATTAGCTCCAGCTCCATATACAGCATTAGCTGCCAGTTTAACCCAGCCGTTGAGTTTGGAAAGAACATCATCTTCACCATAAGTCATATCTGTATTACCAAATACGTATAACTCTTCAGAATCCCTGCCAACTGCCTCACCCAGCATATCGATAAGAGTATTCTCGAACCCTTCCTTTTCGATATTCCGTCTTAACATCTTATCACGCAAGGAAACAATAGCCTGGTATTCTTTGGCAGTTAGATGATTAGTAGCAATAGAAGGTTTAGTGAATTCGCTTTCATCCAAATTCCTATGCGATTTGGTTTCACCTACTACCTTTTCTCCCGATTTTAATATTCTTCCCAAGAAGGCAATCCTATCGATATCCACTATCTGGGAATCCATTGTAATATATCTGGCTTCAGGTAATATTACAGTATCCTCTTGCATCTGTCTTACAAACTTGGTAAATTTCTGTGGTTGTAGGACGGCTTCACCTAAATCACTTATCTCGATTATCCCGCCTTTTAATGCCATTGCCTTATCCAGCAATCTTAATAATTCTTCTTGTGATAACACTTATATCATCTCCTTTCTTTTGTATTTGTTATTCCTTTTTCTCTTCTTTTTTCTTAATGCGTCTACCAAAACCATCACGCCCCAGTTCATCCATCTGCTTCTTATAGGTATATTCCTTCCCATCGTCTGCACCATCTTGACCTTTTAGGGAAGTGGATTTCCCATTTTTCTCTTCTTTGTATTTTTCTATCTCTTCCTGCAGTCTCTTAATGGTTTTGGTGAGCTCCTCTACATCATTAGGGTCAATTTTTTTATCCTTCTTCTTT